TTCTTCTTCTTCTTCAAAATCTTCTGGGAAGGTTTTCATAAACAACTCGTACATCTTTTCTTTGCCTATTACTAACATGGACCCGCATATCTTACCCTCAAGACCTTCGATGTCCTTTGCTTGTTCGTCGTCTGCGTTGTTGCCCCTAATGCGAGAAAGAATCTCTAGTGCTTTAAGGGCGGTAGCTCCGTTGCCGTTTGCCTTAGCTGCCTCGTATTGTTTTTCAACCTCTGCTATAACATCTACATCGGTGCTATACTCTGACTCAAGTGAGGCAAGACGTTCAATAATCTGAGGTTCTTTTAAAAGCCTCCACCCTTGGTTGTGTGCAGAGCGCTCTGAATAACCAGCAGAGATGGCAGACTGTGTGGCGTTCTTATTAATTAAGTACGACTGACAAAACTTTTCCATTCGTTCATTAAGATTACTCATTAATAAACTCCTCGAATGTTTTCATCTCTGTGTTGTAGTAAGAAAGGTTCCAGACACTACGGGCTAGGCTACCTTCGCCGTAGAACTTAATGTTTAATGCTAAGTCTTTTTTCTCAAACATTTTCTCTAAGTCTTGGGCAAGGGCAAGCAACTCTCCTGTTGTAAAGTGTTGGTCTCCGCCTACCTCAACGTGCATGTACTTAGGATTGCCAGCCTCGTCCTTGCTGTCTGCATTTTCTTTGGCGGTGGCTTTGTCAACAGAACAATCAAAACCAAAGAGGTGCATGTTGCGGTAGCCTAGTGTTTCAAGAAGCCCTACTGTGCGTGTAGCGGCAGCGGTTCCTCCCGACACAAGGGCTGTGCCTGGTTTAATTGGTAGCTCTTTATCCATGACAAACTTATCAGTAATAGATTCGTCTCGCAGCGCATCTGTAAATGCATGAAAACCCATTACTCTGTCTGTCTTGTCCATGATGTAATCTACTACAGAGATGTCAGTCATAGAGGCAACAACAAATAAAGTACTGGGGTCGATGTCTTTAAACAAATCTGTGCGTACAATTCCGTGTGTACTTAAGCCCTCAATAGAACGTGGGTCAAGGATAGTACAGGCGTATGGTTTGATGCCTGCCTCAAGCAGTCTAGGATAGGCGTGTTTAACACACCATATCTTGCCGCCTGTTTCCTGCTGTACTTTTTTAATCTCTTCCATATCTAGCTTACCACCAGAAACAATAATAACATGTTCGTCTGTAGGCTTGTAGTGTTGAACCCAGTCAAAGTTACCAATCTTCTCTACGTTATATCGGATGTTATCTTTGATGTGTCCCTGTGGCATACAGTCTTTAGGTTTGACAATGATAGGCACACGTGTCAGTTCTGAAGGCAAGTCCTTTGCTTTCTTATCTAGTACAACAGCTAAGTGTACTGTGCCACCCATTGCTGTTGGGTCCTCTGAGGGTAGCACCTTTTTCTTTCTGCTTTTAATTCCTTCGAAGGTCTTAATAATACCTTGGTGTTCTTCTGGTATTCCTTTCTTGTCCCGTGTGCTATAGAAATCGTCGAAGATAACAACTGGAACTTTCTTTAGAAAGCTGTAGTCATTCTTAACTGTTTCAAGAGAGTGACCGCCATCAATGAATGCAAAGTCTACATCGTCAAACCTTGATTGGGTCATTGTTTCATTTGTATTTCCTGGATATAAATGCCAGTGAAAAACCTTGCCGTTCTCTAGCATCTTCTTTGAGAAGGCGTCTAGCCTTTGTTCTACAGCATCCGCTGCGTTGTGTCCTTTAACATTAAGCTCTAGCTTATCTGTCTCATCTGTAGCACTCTCAAATAAATCAAAACCACGGTAGTGTACTTTGTCTACGTTTTCAAACGCAGCCAAGGCCATCTCAATAGCACGGCCACCGTTCCATGTACCAGTCTCTACAATAGTAAAAGTCTCTAGCCCTTCTGAGTAATGGCGAACCATAGTGGCTAGTTGTTTGTAACGCTTAGGTCCCTGCTTGGCGTCAGCTGGCATGTCCTTTGATAGCTCAGTGTTAGCTGGTTCTTCAAACTTAAGGTTGCCCTTGTTGTGTGTAAAGTATTCGTCCAACATGCAGTTCTCAAACACAGACAACCCACGCACACCCTCTGATAGGTTGCGTACCTTGGCCCCGTGTGCCTCGTAGATTTTAAGTAGACGAGTAAAGACAAACGCATCCGTCCATTCACGATAGGCAAACACTTCGTCGGTGTCGTATGCACCACGTAGGTCTACAAGCAGTGAGCAGGCGTTGTGATACGCCATGTTAAAGGCCATGAAGCCTGTCTCGCTGTAGTCAATATCAATACGACCAAGGTGAATTAGGTCAACCTCTGGTATCATAATCTTAGCAGCATCCTCTGCCTTAAACATTTTCTTTGTTACTGTGTCCGCATCAATCCATGCCAGCCATGTTTGGTCTTGGTTGTTAATCATCTCAAGAGCTACGTCTGTAAGGGCAAATACTTTATGACAAAAGCGAAGGGCATCCATGCGGTAGTTGTAGGGTGCTTCTGCAAACCTGCCATTCTTATCCTTGTGTCGCTCAATAAAAGAAGTACGTGCATCAATAGACTCAATGTGGCGATACTCAATCACAGAACTAAAGTCGTTGGCTGGTAGCTCGTCGAAGTTATCGTAGCCTTCTACATAAACAATAAGCTTGGTGTCGCCAGGTTTCCACTTGGACTCGACAGACTCAAGCATCTTCTTGCCATATACATCATAGTCTTCTTTTCTAAATGTTGTTACAAAGGTATAAGACATTACATATTCTCCAGTATTAGTTGTGTTGTTATTTCTTGTTCTGCTTTTTCCCACTCTTCAACGTAGGCTTCCTCAATGGGTCGGCTTGGTTTCCATTTACTAAACCATGGCCCACCTGTGGTGAAGTGTACGTTCTTGGCTTCAAGCTGCGGGTCACTCTGACCATCAAGCCAGTTCCATTCGGGGTGGATAGAGCCAACCTCGTCGTCGTCTAGCCAGCCAAAAGAATGCAGCCACCCGCCAGACTTAAGGTTTACATCGTCTACTGTAAGCTTTAGGTTTGATGGGTGGCTGCAATCAAATAACATAAAGCTAGACCAGTTCTTTCTGTAGTAGCTTGTCTGTGCTACACCGTCCATCTTTACATTGCTGTTGGGTTCATAAGGTTTGTGCTGTACACACTGTACTGCATACTGTCTGTTCTTGCCATACACCTCAAAGATACCTGCGATGTCTGCACGTACAAACATGTCGGCATCCATGAACAGGGCTAGGCCGTCGTACTGATTCAATGCAGGTACGAGGAAGCGGGTGAAGGTGAAGTCTGTACTGAAGGGTCTACCGTCGAACACGTCATAGCGTTGATGCGGCTCGTGCGGGTAGACAACAGAAGCTCTGCGGTATAAACCATTACGGCGTAACGCTGGCTCCATCAATGGAATGATGTCGTATTCTTTGTTGTATTTTCTAATTGAATGTACCAGAACCTCTAAGGCTCTATGGTCACGGTCATCATATCCAATGTAAATTACTGGGCGTTTGTTCATTGTGTCTCCATATAAATAATGGTGGTGAGCTAAGAGGGATTGAGAGAGAAAGGAGGTTTAGCCCACCACCAAGTATATTATAATAAATTACACAATAAATGTCAAGGATTATTTATGCCATTATCTTTTCGTTCAGGATGTCGTAAAGGCTCTGAGCTTTTCTGTATGTGTACCATTTTCCTTTACCTTTAATCCTATACGTCCTGTTACGTAAGGAAACAATGTACTTGTCTTTGATAATAACAGTGCCTCCGTTGTGGCAGTATATATCAAACTCAAAAAAGTTTCCAATAAGCTCTATCATTTTTGTAAGTCTTTCGACTTCTCTTGTGTATGGGTTATTTACGCCATACGGGTCGGCTATCTCTAAGCCTCGTTCGTCTTTTCTTGCTTGAGTTAAAAGGTTAATTAATTTAAAATAATGTTCTGCTCTCCACTCTGGTTTCTTAGCCATTTAAATCTCCTTATTTATGCCACATTCCCTTGAGTCTCTGCTTGGCTGCAAGGTTAGCCTGCTTCTTGTCATCGTGAGACATAACAGACCAGTTCTCAATGTCACGTCCTGTTCTGCCGCAGTGTATACATGTGTCGTGTAGGTTGGATAGCTCGCAGCTTTCTACTTTAATTTCTTCGCTGGCCTTGCAGGGACTACTCATGGTGCAAGCACCTTTCTTTGTAAGTCTGAGTAGCCACCAACATGTACACCGTCTACTTTAATTTGAGGTACTGTCTTTGTGTCTGGAAACATTTCCTTGAACTCGTTGATGGTAATGTCTGTGCCTACGTCAAAGTACTTGTAGTCTAGCTTTTGTTCTTCGCATAGCTTCTTAGAATACATGCAGTACTGACAGTCGTGTTGTCCATAAATCTCAATCATTTAATATAACCCTTCTATTGGGCTGTTGTGCCACATGTAGATAAGAAAAGATACTACACTTACAAGCACAACAGCCGCACTAATATAAAAACATTTCATTACACTAAGTCCACAACTTCACAGCTATCGCCTGAGCAGGCTAGCGTTTGACTGCCAGCTGTGTTGTCTTCCTTCTCATAATCAGACAGCTTAGTCCAGTCAATAGAGCCTGGCATCTTGGATGCTGCTTCCTTGTACGTAGCCTTGTCACAATCCTGATAGGGAGCCTGTGCATAGGTGTGGTCGCTGTGTGGTAGGAAGGACACGCCAGAGCAGATGTCAAAGTTCTCGAACACCCATGCTCCAACGGCCAGCCACTCCTCGTCCCGTACAGTAATGGTAACGGATGGCTTATGCTCACACCATTCCAATGCGTAGGTCTTCCATAGCTCCAGCTGCTCAAGTGCAGTCATGTCGTTACGTGTTACCGCATTGTCAGGTGACTTGGTTGGGAAGCTAAACACTGTAGTGCTGTCAGGCTTCATAACACAAGGCTCAGCTGGGATGCCTACGTCTGTTAGGAATTGCGTGAGAGGGTCTTTGTTATCACCCCGTACAGTGCGGATATAATATTCGCTATGACGTGCATGAATGCCAGAAGCGCTATCAACAAGCTGCGACACAGTACCCGAAGGCTTAACGCAAGTGATGGCCGCAGATGCACTAATTCCAAGCTGCTCAGCATAATCCCTGTTTGTCTGTACAGCAGCGTCACGTAACTTGTTAAGTAGTTTCTTAGATGGCTTGCTAGTAATTTCATTGTCCATAATACCTGTCAAGCTCACACCCAACAGCCTTTCTTCTTCTGTGTTCTTACGCCAGATAGGACGAAGATACGGCATATCTGTAAACGTAGACTGAATTGTTCCAAGGATAGAGGCAATACGTACTTTGTTTGCCAATGTTTTTTCTGTGTCGGTAGGGCGTACAACAACCTCTGTCAGGTTGCAGAACTGGTATGGACGCAGGATGATTTCACTGCAGGGGTTTGTACCCCAGTCCTTACCCGTCTCACGTCTACCATTACGTGCTACGTGTTTGTCTGCAGCGTCACGACTGAATAGACCACGCTCACCAGACTTAGACTCGACCAGAGACAGCCACTCACGCATGAATGTTTCCATGTCAGGCTTCTCTGTGTAGGCAACTGAGTTGTTAGCCAACGCACGTTGTCCTTCGTTCTCCCACCACTGACCAGACTTAGCATGGCGCATACGGTCATCGGATAGGTTAGACAAACTAATCATAGCACTGCGGCGTACACCGCCCACTACAACTACCTCGCCAATCTTGCACATGATGTCGTGGCACTCAACACTGTTAAGCTTACGTCCTGCTGCGCCCTTGAACTTGGCTACAACAAACTTAAACAGGTCGTTCAATGGCTCAGGCCCAGAGGCACGGCCACCGAATGTCTTGAGGCGTTCACCTGCTGCACGAATCTTAGACAGGTCCCACTTAGGTACGTCCCCTGTGTATAGGCCGCTGACTACTTTGCGTAGTGCCTTAGCCCAGCCTTCCTTGCTGTCCTGTACCACGATAAGGTCATCGCTGTCCTTGATGTCGGCGGGTACTTCAGGAAGCTTCTGAATGGCCTGACGCTCAACAGAGAAGCCAACGCCAGTACCACACAGCAAGATGAACATAGCTTCATCGAATGCACGTGGGTGGTCAACAGGCAGATAGCTACAGTTATATACACATGTATTATCACGAGCAGCTGCTGGTCCTGCGGTCATCAAGGCTCGCATACTTGGCATCACCTGTAAGTTAAGGATGGCTTCTTCGATGTCATTAATGTCTTTGGTAGACACGCCACTGGGACGTACAATGTTCTCAATGAAACGGCCTACCGTCTCGCCCCAGGTTTCCCTGCGTCCTTCCTCGTCCATCCATCTAGCGTAACGTGACGTAGCAATGAATGTCTGGTAGTCTGATGGTAGGTAATTAGTCAATGTATTTTTCTGTTTCATCTGTGCGAAGTTCCTCTCCTGTTAGTGCTTTCCAGCTATATTTAAAATCAAATCGTGCGGCGGCTTGACTAATCAAACCTGCAATGTGCTTCGTCTCTGCCTGTGCCGTCTTGTCTAGGCGTTGGTTAACAACACGAGAGAAGGCATACAGTGAGCCAGACCAGTACCATTCTGTGTACATGTTCTGTGGTAGCACCATACGTGCCATCTCTGGGGCGATGCCTACACTTAGCATACGCTCATACTCTGCAATGGCAGAACGTGTGTATGAGCCAATGTGGTATTGTATAGTCTCGTCTGAGCTACCCTGCTTTACGTTGTCTGCCTTAGTCCTCCATGACTGTGGCGTATAGAACTTGGGTGTATAGTCCACGTATCTGCGGCTGACTTCATTCCAAGCCAACCCCACCTGATGCTTTACCAGCTGTCGTGCGACAAAGATGGGAGCTTCAATACGAAACTGTAAGAAGCAGTGTGAGAATGGCGACCAATGACCGTGCTTAGCGAGGTAGTTGATAAGACGTTGGTCTTCCTCTGAAAGGTCTTGAAGGTTGCCGTTCTTTACTCGTTGTGATTCCTTGTTAAAAGAAACACGGGCAGCATTAACTACTGTTAAGTCGCTACCCATATGGTCAATTAATGTTACTTGCATAGTCGAAGACTCCTATTATACTACATGCTTTCTACTGAGGCAATCAGCTTATTCAAATACCACTGTGCTTTTTTCAAATCCTCCACAGGCTTTCCCTTGTACTTGTATCGCCACATGTATTTCATGCAGTTGCCCTTGAGATACCCAAGGTATTCCTCGTCTGACATGCTTGCCTCAATAGCTGCGATTGCCTCAACGCCCTTGCTGTTGTAGTGTGAAGGGCTGTTCACGGGGTCGCTTGGCTCTTCAAAGTAGCTGAAGCTAGTGTCCAAGGATTGCGTTAATTCTTTTTCTGACATAATCTATTTCTCCTGTCTGTAAAACTTTGTAAGCAAAGTCTCTCATGTAATCAGCATCTACTCCTGCATTAGTACAGACTTCCTCAAAGTCCTCAGCTGTCGTGCCTACTGATGCAAAGAACCAAGCAGATGCCCTGTCCCTATCTATTCTTGCGGTGGGTGGCTCGCCCTCATAAGATGGCTTGGCTGCATCAAGCA